CCACCCCTGCGCCAGCGACACCGGAGAACAACGAGAAGTGGCATCTGGCCGTCGCCAAGTCGGCTGGCGAGGCCCGGCAGGGCACCGCGCCTATTCTCGCCGCGACCGGGCTGGTCATCTGGTGTATCCAGAACTACGCCTTCCACAACCAGATGCCGCTGCCGGTAAGCGCGGCCATGTGGACGCTGGTGCCGACGATCATCGGGTACCTGAGCACCCACGTCACCGTGAAGAAGGTGACGCTGTGAACGTCAAGTGGTCGTACGAGGCGGTCGATGGACTTGGCCTCGACATGACGAGGAAGTCGCAGATCGAAGTCCTCCTCCGTCTTGAGGATGGCTACGAGGTTGACGACAAGCTCGTCTCGAAACTCAGGCAGGGCTACCAGCTCCCGCTCAAGACAGAAGATGTGGCGGTGTCGTTATGGACGTTCAGGACACCAGCGGCATCTGCTACTACCGGAACAGCGATGGGTGCAAGTCTCCGGCCGTCGTTCACGTGTTCTGCAAGGTGGAGGGGCGCGACACGCACTTCTGCCAGGGACACTGGAGCCTGTGGTCCCGGACGGTCTCCGGTGACGAACTGCTAGCCCAGCACTGTCCCCGGTGCGCGCCGGCCTACCTCGCCCGGAGGGAGGCTCAGGCGGCCAGTACGGCCATTAGCGTGGCCGACGAGCCGATCACCGGCCCGCTCGCCGAGGCGATCGCCCGAGCCATGCACGCCGAGGGTATTCTGGAGCCGGTACGCCTCCGCGTTCTCCGCCGTCTTGCTGCCGACACCGACGCCTACGTTGCTGCCGTTATGTCAAGATCGGCGGGGACGCTCGTATGACAGTAGCGCGGGAACTCCCCATCGAGGACAAGGGCGATGCCTCCTGCTCGCGGGAGGGCATCTGCCTTCTGGAGGGTACGCCGGACGGGTTCGTCTGCGAGACCGAGCAGATCTGTGTACACAGCGACCGTCTGATGGTTCGTCGGGCGGGTGACGCCGCCCATGCCAAAGGTTGAGCACAAGTTCGCGCCCAAGGGTGCTTGCAAGCAGATCATGTACTGCCGCGAGCCCGAGGTCCTGATCGCTGGACCGGCCGGTACCGGCAAGAGCCGGGCCTGCCTGGAGAAGCTCCACCTGATGTGCTTGCTTAATCCGGGAATGCGGGGCCTTATATGCCGCAAGACAGCGACCAGCCTGAGCAGCACGGCGCTCGTAACCTGGCGGAAGTTTGTTGTAGCCGAGGCGATAGTGTCCGGGGATGTGCACTACTATGGTGGTTCAGCCCAGGAGCCGGCCAGCTACCGCTATCGGAACGGCTCGACGGTTGTTATTGGCGGGTTGGACAAGATCGAGAAGATCATGTCCTCGGAGTACGACCTGGTGTATGTCCAGGAAGCGACGGACCTGACCGAGAACGACTGGGAAAGCATCACTACCCGACTCCGTAACTGGCAGGTGAGCTTCCAGCAGCTGCTGGCAGACTGCAACCCGTCCTACCCGACCCACTGGCTGAAGGCGCGCTGCGACAGCGGCCAGACGGTCATGTTCCACTCGACGCACGAGGACAACCCCATCCTGTTCACGGGCGACGAGATGACGGAGCGCGGCGCGGCCTACCTGTCCAAGCTGGACCGGCTGACCGGCGTCCGGTACCAGCGACTGCGCCTGGGCAACTGGGTTGCGGCGGAGGGTGTGATCTATGAGGACTTCACTGCGGACCATCTTCTTTCGGGCATTCCGGAGGCGTGGCGAAAGGGCGAGGCCCTCGACCATGCCGGCATTCCTATTTCCTGGCGACGGTACTGGGCCGTGGATTTTGGTTTCACCAATCCATTCACGTGCCAGTGGTGGGCGGAAGACCGTGATGGGCGTCTATACCTCTATCGAGAGATTTATCACACCCGGCGTACCGTGGACCAGCACGCTAAGACCATACTACACGCCGTTGCACCTGATGGTCGCTGGCTTGAGCCTAAGCCAACTGTCATCACCTGCGATCACGACGCTGAGGGGCGTGTAGTTCTCGAGCGAGAGACCGGCCTTAGTACCTCGGCGGCTCATAAGAGCGTCAGCGAGGGGATTCAAGCCGTTCAGGTCAGGCTCCGGGACGCGGGGGACGGTAGGCGGCGAATCTACTTCCTCCGGGACACGCTGGTTGAGAAGGACCCGGAACTCGAGGAATCCAGCAAGCCGACCTGCCTCGTGGAAGAGATACCCGGCTACGTCTGGGATCGCAAGAAGAAGGCCGGACAGGCCACTGATACAGAGAAAGACGAACCCAAGAAGGAAGATGACCACGGCTGTGACGCCATGCGCTATGTGGTGGCCGAGCGTGACTTTGGCATCCGAGCACTGTTCAGGAGCGTGTGATGGAGCGGAACGAAGAGCTGGAGGCACTCGGCGTTCGGCTGGCTGACGAGGTCAAGACGACGGTGATCCGGCCGCGCGACACGCTAGTCATCGCTATGAGACGGCGCGTCACCATGGACGAGCACCACGAGATGATGGACTACATCAGGGAATTCCTCCCCGGCGTGAAGGTCCTGGTCGTTCCGGAAGCCGGGGACATCCTGGTGTTCCGTCCCGACGGGGAGGGGATGTAATGAACGTCCCCAGCGAAACGTTCCAGGATTACCTGCGCGAGGTCCGGGAGAGCATGGCCCACATGCACCCGAACGTTGCCAAGTACCCCGACATCGCCGTCCTGCTCGCGAATGAGATCGCCTACGGTCTCTGGAGGAAGAAGCGCGTCTACGACCACGTTGAGATTGCGTTCGGCGCGCGGACCCCGGACGGCACGGCCGGCTACACCATCGGCTGGTACGACGAGCGGGAGGGTGGCCGGAAGACCGCCATTACCCTCACCAGGGCGGAACTACAAGAACTTGTTGACAAGGGCGTACAGATTCTAGGTGATCGCTGATGGCCCTCCACGCTCTCCAATCCCCTTCCAGTAACTCGCGCTGGGGCAATGCGCTCCGTCCCCGTGCGAGCGGTAGGCTGGCCGCTGTAGGTGCGGCCCTCCGGCGGCCAGCCTCGGTGGCCCTGAGCCACATCCAGGAACACGGCTACTTCTTTGCGGCGGCGGGATGCGCCGACGCGGCTGGATTCGACCACTCAACGTTCGCCGGCCTGATCGTCTCGGCCGCGACGTTCCTGGCCATCGAGTGGAGGGTGAGCAAGCGTGCCTAGAACTTCCGCGCTTGGCGAGCTGGGCAAGACTATTCGCAACCTTGCTGCGAACAGTCCGGTTCCATTCGCCGATCGTTGGAGTGGTACGGGCAATGGGCTGTACGGCACCGGCATCCAGGATCGGAACACCCAGCTTCAGGCCGTGAACGGCCAGAGCACCCTGTTCGCCATCGTCCAGCTGCTCTCAACCGGGAGCCAGGCGTACGGCGGCTGGAAGATGTACCGGACCGACCGAGACGGGCGCGTCCGCTACGCCAGGACGGACAAGGGCTCCGACCAGCGCATGGAAGTCATGCGGCACCAGGCGCTGAAGCTCTGGAAGCGGCCCAACCCGTTCATGACGGGCGAGCACTTCCGCGAGATCGGCTGGCAGCACATGGAGCTGGTCGGCGAGTGGTACTGGGTGATCAACCGGGGGCCGACCGGCAAGGGTATACCGCTGGAGATGTGGCCGGTCAGCCCGGCGCGCATGGAGCCGGTACCCAGCCGCAAGAACTTCCTGGAGGGCTGGATCTATACCGGGCCGAACGGGGAGCTGGTGCCGCTGAGCACCGACGAGGTCATCCAGATCAAGTACCCCCACCCCGGCGATCTGTACCGGGGCCTCAGCGCCGTTCAGTCCCTGCTCGCGGATATTGATGCTACCAAGTACAGCGCCCAGTGGTCTCGCAACTTCTTCCTGAACTCGGCGGTTCCCGGTGGTATCGTCACCTTCGAGAAGCGGCTGACGGACGAGGAGTTCAACGAGTTTACGGCGCGCTGGCGAGAGCAGCACCAGGGCGTGGCGCGCGGCCACCGGGTCGGTGTGCTGGAGCAGGGGGCTACCTGGACCCCGAACACGTACACGGTCAAGGACATGCAGTTCTACGAGCTGCGGACCCTGGGTCGGGACATCATCCGGGAAGCCTACCGGGTACACCAGGCCATGCTGGGCCAGAGCACGGACGTCAACCGGGCCAACGCGGAGACGGCCGAAGAGGTGCACATTGCCTGGCACGAGATCCCGCGCCTCAACCGGCTGAAGACCATAGCCAACGAGTTCTACCTCCCGATGTTCGGCAGCACGGCCAATGATCGAGAGATGGACTACGAGGACCCCCGGCCTTCCAGCGCCAACGACGCCAACGACGAGCTCACCGCCAAGTCCCAGGCGCTCGCTCTGCTCGTGGACGCCGGATTCGATGCGCACGACGCCTGCGAGGTCGTCGGCCTGCCCGAGATGAACTGGAAGGGTCCGGTCATGGACTCCGGCAACCAGCCGGGCCGCGTGCCCCGCCCGGCCAATCCGGCCGGCCAGCCCGGGACGAACCCCAAGCCCGACAATCCGAAGGCTGCGCTGCCGCGTCTGGGTCACCCGGAGGACCGCGACGAGTTTGACCTGGAGAGGAACGTAGCCAGCTGGATCCAAGAGGTGTGTGACTATTCCAAGATCAGGGAGCTAGTGTGAAAGGCAGCAATCCCTGGCGCGACGCCAGGAGCAGGATGCTAGCTCTGGCTAGCGTCAAGAAGGACTGGTACAGCATCAAGAACGCGGCCACCGCCGACAGCCGCGCTCAGGTGCACATCTACGACGAGATCGGGTTCCTGGGCAAGTCGGCTCACGACTTCATCCGGGACCTGGAGGACATCGAGGGTCCGTTCGACCTCCACCTCAACTCGCCGGGCGGCGAGGTGTTCGATGGCGTGGCCATCTACAACACGCTCCTCGCTCGTGACGTTGACGTCTACGTCGAGGGCATCGCAGCCTCCATCGCCTCGGTCATCGCCATGGCGGGCGACCACGTGTACATCGCGCCGACCGCCCAGTTCATGGTGCACAACGCTTTCGCCATGGCCTGCGGTGACGCCAGAAGTATGCGAGAGATGGCGGACCAGCTGGAGCGGAACACCTCCAACATTGCCGGCATCTACGCGGCGCGCACCGGCCAGTCAACGGAACACTGGCTCGAGAAGATGGACAAGGAATCCTGGTTTACCGGCCAGGAGGCCGTGGACGCGGGCCTGGCCGACTCGGTCATCCCCATGAAGTCGGCGGTCGCTAAGTTCGACATGGCGCTGCCGCCGAAGGTCAACAAGATGGCGGCCAAGGCGACCGCGCCCCAGGACGCGGCCTCCCACCCGTACCACGGTCGCCACGAGACCATGCACGAGCCGATGACCGGCACGCACAGCCACAACCACGCGGCGTTCGACAGCACGGATCACGACGACGGGATCCACGACCACTCGCACACGCACAACGGCGACGCGACGCACGGCCACCAGCACGTGACGCACTCCCACGATCACTCCACCGAAGGAAACCACCGGCACGCGCACGCCGACGGCAGCGAGCACTACGACAACTCCAGTCACGCACACACGCACCATGTGTACGATCCGGACCACGACGGCGACAACGACGCCAGCGCTTCCGGCGACACCGACCAC